TATGGCGTTCGGCGGACTCGACCTTGCGAGCACGACTGACCTTGCAGCCTTCACTGTAGTCTCGATGAGAGACGGAAAAGTCGATGTAGACGTGCATTTTTGGGCGCCGCAAGAGGGTTTGCGCGAGAGAATGCGCCGGGATCGCGTTCCGTACGATCTCTGGGCCCGCGAAGGATTCATGACTCTTACTCCCGGGGCGACGATTCGACACGAGGCTATTCGTCAGAAGGTGAACGAGGCCGCGGTAACGTACAACCTCAAGGACGTGGGTTATGACCGCTGGAACTCGTCCGAGCTGGTCACGAATCTGCAAGACGACGGGGTTGAGATGGTCGATGTCGGTCAGGGTATGTCTTCCATGTCCGCTCCGACCAAGGAATTGCTACGTTTAGTGCTCGAACAGAAGCTACGGCACGGGAATAACCCGGTCTTGCGGTGGATGGTGAACAACACTCAAGCCACAGTTGACGCCGCCGGCAACGTCAAGCCGGACAAGAAACGGTCTGCCTCGAGGATCGACGGTGTTGTGTCAACCATCATTGCTATCGACGGGCTCATGCGCCGCGGCATGATTCCTGACCAGCCGCAGTCTCGCTGGAATACAACTTGCCCTGCATGTGGGGCCATCGGAGGAAATCACACAATGTATTGTAGCACAAAAGGTCTCGTACCCGCATGAATTTCCCTTCAATCGCTAGGTTAAAGGCGCTTTCGGCCACGCCGTCGGCACTTTTGGCCTTCCGCAACGTGGGAAGTGCGGGTGTTTTGGGCACAGGCTTCTCCGGTGGCGGATATTTCTCGTTCCCGCGGTCTTCATATGTAGACGGGTACTACTTTTCTATGCAGTCTGCGACGTATGCGAATATGTGGATTACGCAGCCTGAGATTCGTTCGGTCACAAGTTTCATCGCACAGAACTTCATGCAGGTACCGCTCGATCTTTTCAGCATCCGGCCGGCGAGCGCGACACCCGACTCAAATCATCCGGCGATGCAGTCGATTCGCAATCCTCGAGAACATCAGGGCATGGGAATGCTCCTCGAGGCGATTGCAAATGACCTTTTGGTGTTCGATAACGCCTATATTCTCAAGATTCGCGTTCTACCGCTCGAGCAAACAACGCTACTTCGCATTCCCCCGTATGCTGTAGGCGTCAAGGGCAACAACAGGCTAGTAGCACAGAACTATCGGATCACTTATGCTGACGGCAACCACGACGATTATACTGCCGATCAGATGATCCACATTCCTTCTTACAATGCGCTCGATCCGCGCGTAGGAGTCTCGAGGATGGAGGCTCTCAAGCAGATTTTGACCGACTCCGCTACACGTCGAGCCGCCAGTATCGAGTTTAACCGCTCCGGCCGGCTCCGTGGTGGGTTTATTGAGCGCCCGCTAGAGGCTCCAACCCTCGATGATGTGGGCCGTGAGGCTCTCGAGGGCGCCGTAAGCCGCAGAATGGCCGGTAGCGCCTCGCAGCGAGTCGTCACACTTGACGAAGGCATGCACTGGAACGATGCCGGCGTCAACCCGCGCGAGGCAGACGTGCTCCGCATGACTACTCTTTCGTACGTCGAGGTTTGTCACGCCTTCGGTCTGCACCCCGATGTTATGGGTATCCGAGAACAGTCTTCTGCACTCGTTGAGGCCCGCAAGCAGATGTATATGGACGTGCTACCGCCTATCGGTGACCGGATGGCAGAGGCTTTCAAGGTTCAGTTGCTCGAGGCTGACTACGACGTTAAGCCAAACACTAAGGAATTTAGGTTCGATTGGCAGTCTAAGCTCGAGGGCGACCCGATTGAGCGCATGGCTCGAGGAACATCCGCCGCCGGCCGGCCGTTCATGACGGTGAACGAGGTTCGCGCGCAGTTTGGTTATCCACCGGTAGAGGGCGGCGATGAGCTGGTGGTGCCGACGAACGTTGTCGCGTCCGGCAATCTCGGCGGGCTCCCCGCTCCTAACGTCATGCCGATCCCCAACCCGAATACGCCGGCCCAGGACGGTACGCATCGCGAGGGTGACCCTAACGTTGCTAAGTCCGACGAACTCGGAATTCGAACGAAGTCTTTGCGGATTAATGCGGCCTTCAAGCGCCGGTTTGAGTACCACGCCGAACACGAAACTCTGATGAAAGCATACTTCGGGCGGCAGGAGCGGTCGCTGCAGAAGGGCGGTAAGGCCGACAGTCTTCGCTGGGACACAGAACTTGCGGACGATCTCTACAACCTGTCTCTCAAGACTGTCAAGCGTGAGGGCGAGATCGTCGGCTCGAGGTTGATGGGCTCCTTCGACACCGGCCAGGTAGAGAACTATCTCAAGGCCGGCGCGGAGGCAATGGCGGCGGCAATCAACAAGGTCACGGCGTATCAGATCCAGTCGGGAAGTGTACCCAAGGACGTATTCGCCATCGCGAAGGAAAAGCGGGCCAACGATATTAGCCGTACACAGGCAAATCATCTACTTAACTTCGCGGCTGTTGAGGCAGCAAAGCAGAATCCGGGCTCTGAGGGCACTAGGCGTGTCAAGACTTGGATCACGGAAAGCGAGAACTCGAGGCACAAGGCTTTGAACCAGAAGTCGATTGCGGTAGACAAGGTGTTTGAAAATGGTAGTCGATTCCCGGGAGATCCCAAGGTGCAGGATTATTCTCAGAACGTAAATTGCAAGTGCGTGATTGACGTATACTAATGACTAAGCTCAAGCATCATTACGGTGGGTGGAAACGATCCCCCGAAGACAAGCGCGATAAGGTGGCTAACCCCTCGGGCTTGTTCATCAAGGATGAGGTTGACCCACGGCGAGGCTCGAATATGCCCGGGATCTACGATCAGGGCTCTCTGGGGTCGTGTACTGCAAACGCGGTAGGCGCGGCGCTCCAGTTTGACCGTTCACTGGATCTAGCTCCTGAGCACGCGCGGCGCCCGTCGCGGTTAGACATCTACTACGGTGAGCGTATGCTCGAGGGGGCGCCTGCCGACGAAGACACGGGGGCCTACGGCCGGGATGGCTTCAAGTTTGCGGCGCAGACTGGTTATGTGCTCGAGCGAGCATGGCCGTACGATGTCAATGATTTCGCCGGTCCGCCGCCTGAGGACAAGAAGCGGCGCAAGTTGACCAAGCCGTACGCTGTTGTCCCTCGAGACATTGACCAGATCAAGGCCGTGCTCTCGAATCACCAGACGATGGCGTTCGGGTTTGAAGTGTACGAATCGTTCGAGTCTTACCGCGCGGCTAGCACGGGCATCGTGCCTATGCCGGCCGCTAATGAGACGTACTACGGCGGGCATGAGGTACTAGCAATCGGTTATCTTCGCGACATGCCGAATCATGTTCTCTGCCGAAATTCCTGGGGCACAGGGTGGGGCCTGTCTGGCTACTTCTTGATGCCGTGGGCGTACTTGATGAATCCTGATCTTTCGGACGACTTCCGAACGATTGTAAGGGCTACGGCCTGATTTAGAGGAGACTAATAATGGAACCTAAGACCAAGAGCTTCCCCGCCACGTTCAAGTCGCTCGGTCCCGATGACAATGAACCTGTCGGAACTTTTGAGGCTATGGTTGCGGTGTTTGATAACGTCGATAAGGTGGGCGACCGCCTAAAGTCTACAGCGTTCGATAACACGCTCGAGCGGTGGCGCCAGTCTGGCGACCCGATCCCTGTGATTCTGTCACACAATTGGGACGATCCGTTTGCAATCATCGGTCACGCCGACCCGAATCAGGTCAAGGCTGTCGAGGGGCGCGGCCTGTACGTCAAGGGCCAGATCGATCATCTCGAGGATAACCCGGTTGCCGCTCAGGTTCATCGCCTGATGGGCTCGCGTCTGCTCAAGGAATTCTCTTTCGGGTACACGGTGCCGGCCGGCGGTGAGAAGAAGGCTGACGACGGTGCGTATGATCTTACTGAGGTTAATCTGATCGAAGTCGGTCCTACGCTTAAGGGCATCAATCCCGACACCGAACTTCTGTCGCTCAAGTCCGCGGTCTCCGCGCATAACAAGCGCAAGAGCTACGTGGACATCGAGATCCCCGGCACGTTCGAGGCTATCCGTGACTCGCTCTCGGAGGCCGTCGCCGCGAAGTATCCGTCGCCGGCCGATCCGACTAAGGGTTGGGTCAGCGTGAATATCGTTGCGACCACGCCGAGTCAGGTCGTGTATCAGGTGTGCGAGTATGACGGCACCGAAAAGGCCGATACAATGTACTCTGCCTCTTACGAACTGGACGCGGATGGCAACGCTACTCTTGGCGAGCCCTCTGAGGTTGGCGTTGAGATTACGCCTAAGGCCGAAGTGTACCACGAGCTTGTGAAGCTCGCGCTCGAGTACAAGGCTCTGGATCAGGAAGAGGCTGAGGCTTGGGCCCAGAAGATGGTCGATGCAGAATTCCATACTTCTGAGGAGTCGGAGGTTGTCGAAGAGAAGAAGGACTACACAACTGCCGAACGTGAGGCGATGGCTAAGGATGGACGCGCTATGCCTGACGGCTCGTTCCCGATTGACAATACGACTGATCTCAAGAATGCGATTCAGTCTATCGGCCGTGCAAAGGATGAAGCGGCTGCCAAGCGGCACATCATGAAGCGGGCCCGGGCTTTGGGCGCGACGGACATGATCCCCGACTCGTGGAAGTCGGACGAAGAGATCGAGATTCCTGAGGCTGAGGCGACTGAGCCTGAGGTTAAGTCCGATGAGATCGACTCCACTTTGAACGAGCTTCTGCTCGAGCAGAACGAGCACGAGATCGGTAAGGCACTGTCGGCAGACGCTATGGAGGCGGCAGCCCTTCACAGGATGCTGATTGTGGAGTTAAGCCAGTTTGACGAAGAGTAAGTAAGAGCGGGGAACGGTTAGTGTGGGTTCGATTCCCACGCCCCGCAATCGCAGTTAACGCTGCGCAGACCACTAAGGTAGTGGGTCCGCGGCCGGCGCTGCGCGTTAGCCCTTCGGGGCAGAGAGGTACTTAACCTAATGGATAAGTACGAACGACAGCTCGCGGCGGTTGACCGCGAGATGCGCGAGATTCTCGGCAACGCCAAGGCTGTTACAGAGGCGGCGCACGCTGAGGCTCGTGGTATGACTGAGGACGAGGATAAGAAGGTCAAGGGCCTTCTCGATCAGGTTGAAGTCCTCAAGGAGACGCGGCGCGAGGTTCAGGCTTCTATCGAGACTCGCAACCGCGTGAAGAACATCGGTGAGACCATCGAGATTGATGAAGATGCTCGCCGTGCCCCTGATGCGCCGCCGCGCGCTTCTTCGCCGGGTGAGGCGTTCGTTAAGTCGGACGGCTACAAGGCGCTGCGTGATCGCGGCTTCGACGGTAACTGGACGACCGGTGCCATTGACATGGAGGTTAAGACCCTTCTGTCTGAGGCTACTGGTTCGGGCGGTAAGCTCGTTGTCCCGCAGTACGAGCCGGGTATTCTCCCGGTGCTCTTTCAGAGGCTCACTGTAGCCGATCTTATGGCGTCGGGTACCACTGACACTAACACGATCAACTACATGATCGAGTCTTCGGTGACGAACGCTGCTGCGGCCGTCGCGGAAGGTGTGAGCAAGCCGGAGTCTACTCTGGTCTTCGATATGACGAGTGAGCCGGTCAAGAAGATCGCTACCTTCCTGCCGGTCACTGAGGAGATGCTCGAGGATGTCGCTGGTATCCAGTCGTACATCAATGCGCGTCTGACTCTGTTCGTCAAGATTCAGGAAGAGAACTCGCTCCTGAACGGTGCCGGCACGAACGATCTCGTTGGTCTTGTTAGCCGTATTCCGGCCAACAATAAGGGCCTTCGTTCGAACGCTGCTAGCGCCACTGACGCAGATCATATCTTCCGGGCTATTTCGAGGGTGCGTGAGGCATTCCTCGAGCCGGACGGTATCATCATCCACCCGAACGATTGGGAGGGTATTGTTACCCTCAAGAACACGACTGCTAACTACATGGGTACTGGTCCGTTCTCTTCTGAGGCCGGCCCGAACCTGTGGGGTATGCGCGTCGTGGTCACCACGGCTGTTGCCGAGGCCAAGCCGATTGTCGGTGCGTTCAGCACCGCTTCGCAGGTCTATCGTAAGGGCGGTCTGCGCGTGGAGGCGTCGAATTCGCATTCCACTTTCTTCCAGGAAAATAAAGTGGCCATCCGCGCGGAGGAGCGTCTTGCGCTTGCTGTCTACCGGCCTGCGGCCTTTGCTGTCGCAGACCTTGGTGGTGTCGGCGCGGCTACGTGATCCTACTGGTTCACGTTTAGTTGCAGCGTTTTGATAAGCTCAACTAGCTAGGGTGTTGGGGAGCTGGAATAACGGCCAGCTCCCCAACTCCGACCGTTATCTAGAGGAGATAAATGACAGCCGCAGAAAAATATGCAGAAGTTGGTGATTCTCGTCCTAGGTGTGAGTGTCACGGTGAATTGATGTACTGGAAAAAGAATCTCCAGTGTGCCGGTCTCGGTACTTGGACATGCAAGGTTAAAAATGCTGATGAAGATAGAGCCTATTATCTTCGAAACCAAACTACTATTCTTGGTCGTCAGTCTGCTCGTATAGCGCAAAATCGTAAGACACTGAAACTCGAGCACGGCGGGGCGTGTGTTCGGTGTGGGTATGATCGATGTCTAGCGGCACTACATTTCCATCATCGAGATTCAAGTGAAAAAGAGTTTGATGTTGGAACATTAGTTGCTCGCACTAGTCTGGAGCGGGCACGTATTGAAGCAGAAAAATGCGATCTTCTGTGCGCTAATTGTCACGCAGAACTACACGAGGAGCATAAACTTGCCAGTGCTTAGGCTCATTGGATTTCTGTTGCTCCTGCCCCCGCGGTACTTTGTGTCCGTCGGCCGCGAGGTAGTCGCGTACTACAAGCTCCGCAGGGAACTACGAAAATACTTCTAGCCTGTGTCCGTACTTTTAGTCACGCCGGTATTCAGGCGGTTCGAGCTGACACGAATCATGCTCGAGCATCGCGCTCAGACGTTCGAGGAGGCGGCTAGTCTTGGAGTGGAAGCACAATGTGTATGCGTCGGTGACTTCGAAAATGTTGAGCTTGCCCGAACGCTTGGATTCGTGGGAATCGAATCCCCCAACATTCTCGGCGCAAAATATAACGACGGGCATCAGTGGGCAGTTGAGCATGGATTCGACTTCTCATTCCACGTTAATTCAGATCAGGCCTTTGACCCTAGGCTCCTACAAGCAATAGATCAGAGTCCGACGGATGTACTGATACAAACTCGTTGGATGACGGCCGTACACGGTACGGGCATCAAAGCGATTCAGTATCGGAATCCTATCTGGGCGATGAAGGCTTACCCAACAGAACTACTCGCACGTAATCCTCGACCGTGCGAAGAGAATATTATGAAGATGTGCGACACGAGTACGCACGAGGGCGTTCTCAAAGCCAACCCAGACGCCGGCACTTTGTGGCTCGAGGTTGACCCCCTTGAGACTATCCAATTTGAATCAGG